CTAGAGGTATGGGAACATTAAAGCCTGGTAAAGGCGGCGTTATGGAAGTTCAGAAGGACTTTCAGCTTGCTACTGCTGCTGATATCGTTGCTGATCCATCAGCTCCTGATGCTTATGTAAGAGGGGTTATGGAGAATGTTGATTGGGTATTTGATGTTGCAACCGGTAACTGGATCGCTCAAGAGATGATCGAAGAGGTGCAGGAGACTGGTAGAAAGTCGGCTCGCGAGTTACAAGCTCGTAAAGTTGAGTTTTTCGAGCGTTTCGTTAATTCGCTAAAATAAAGTTTATATAAATATCATAGAAACTTAGATTTCATAAAGGAGTCAAAAATGACAGATAAAACAGAACAGCTTGACGAGTTTCAAGCCAGCCATGGTGATCCTTCTATGGTACCGGAGCCTGTCTCTACTAAGAGTGCAAAGCGTCCTGCTGACAAGGATCAAGGCGATAAGGCCACACCTAAGCTCACTCGAGCTGGGATGGTTGCCGATATGGTTAAAAAGTTGAGCGGTATGAATAGGGAAGGTGTTTCCTCTGCTTACTCTACTATGTTCGGAAAGAATGCTCCTAATAAGAGTGCAGCTAATATGGCTACAATCAAGGGCATGAAAGAAGACGTACAGGAAATTTTCGGTGACGAAGAGTTATCTGAAGAGTTCAAAGAGCGTGCAGAAACTATCTTTACTGCCGCTGTTAATGCCAAAGTTGCAGCTGAAGTTGCTCGCATCGAAGAAGAATTCGAAGCCAAGCTCGCTGAAGCAAAAGAAGAAGTTGAAACTGAACTTACTGATAAAGTAGACAGTTATGTTTCTTATGCTGCAGAAGAGTGGGTGAAAGAGAACGAAGTTGCTATCGAATCTGCTATTAAAGTTGAGATGGCAGAATCTTTCCTTACTGGATTAAAGGGCTTATTTGAGCAGCACAACGTTGATGTGTCTGACGAGAAGTTAGACATCGTTGCTGAGTCTGCTGAAAAGGCCGAAAAATTAGAGGAAGAGTTAAACGAAGCAGTTGCTGCTAAGATTGCTCTTTCTGAAGAAATTGAAACGTTGAAGATCGAGAAAGCTATTTTTGAAGCTAAAGATGGCTTAACCGTGACACAGCAAGAAAAACTTCAGTCTATGGCTGAAGGTATTGAGTATGATAATCTCGAAGACTTCTCTAAGAAATTAGAAGTTGTTAAAGAGACTTACTTTGCTTCTAAGAGCGTCGTAACTGAAACAGTAGACGAAGAGCCACTCGATGAAGCCGAGGAACAGGCTGCTATCGATCCTTTCATGGAAAGATATGCAAGCGCTATTTCGCGAACTGTAAAAAGATAAATATTGATAAGGTAATAAAGGAGAGCAATTATGGACCTTAATTCTACATTAGTGCAGAAGTGGCAGCCGATTCTTGAGCATGCTGATCTTCCTTCGATTGGCGACTCTCATCGTCGAGCCGTTACTGCGCAACTTTTAGAAAACACTGAAATCGCTTTACGCGAGGGCAGTGCTTACTCATCTCAGAGACTTCTGGGTGAGGCAACTCATACACCCACCAATGCTACTGGTGCAGACATTGACAACTACGATCCTGTTTTAATCAGCCTCGTACGTAGAGCAATGCCTAACCTTGTTGCATATGACATGTGTGGTGTACAACCTATGTCTGGACCTACTGGTCTTATCTTCGCGATGAGATCTAAGTACTCTAGCCAAGCTAACTCTGCTACTGAAGCATTCTACAATGAAGCTGATACAGCTTTCTCTACTGTGGCTGCTGGTGCAAATACTCTTGGTGACAAGCACGTTGGTTCTACTCCTGGTTCTGCTAATAACGCAGAAGCTGGAACATATAACTTTGCTGACGCAATGTCTACTAACCAAGCTGAAGCTCTTGGTAATGCTTCTAACGTTGCATTCCCTGAGATGGCTTTCTCGATTGAGAAAGTTAGCGTTACAGCTGGTTCTAGAGCGCTGAAAGCTGAGTACACAATGGAACTTGCTCAGGATCTTAAAGCTATTCATGGCTTAGATGCTGAAACAGAGTTGTCTAACATCCTGTCTTCTGAAATTCTTGCTGAAATCAACAGAGAAGTAATCAGAACAATTAACGTTGTTGCTAAGCAGGGTGCCCAAGTTGACACAACCACAGCTGGTACTTTTGACCTTGATACCGATTCTAATGGTAGATGGTCTGTTGAGAAGTTCAAAGGCTTGATGTTCCAAATCGAGCGCGATGCTAACCAGATCGCAAAAGATACAAGAAGAGGAAAAGGTAACATCCTTATTTGTTCTTCTGACGTAGCTTCTGCGCTTCAGATGGCTGGTGTTCTTGATTACACACCTGCTTTGAACAGCAACAACCTCCAGGTTGATGACACAGGCAACACTTTCGCTGGTGTTCTTAACGGTCGTTACAGAGTGTACATTGATCCGTATACAACTGGTAACTACTACACCTTAGGCTACAAAGGTTCTAGCGCATTTGACGCTGGTCTTTTCTACTGCCCATATGTTCCTTTACAGATGGTCAGAGCTGTTGGTGAGGATACTTTCCAGCCTAAGATTGGTTTCAAAACCCGTTACGGTATTGTAGCTAATCCTTTCGCTGAAGGTGCAAATGCCGGTCTTGGTGCACTTACCAAAGACTCTAACGTTTACTACAGAAGAGTACTCGTTAACAACATCATG